TAAAGCTCTTGCAGACCCAACTAGTAGAGAAAAGACAGCTCAGGCTGTTATGAATATCCTGCCTAGCGGTGTACAGGGTGCTTACGAGATGGCTCCAGCTAATGCTGGTATAACCTACCAACAACGTCCTGGAGGCCGTGTAGGAGTCTTTAAAACAACCGATATTGGTAATAAAGATGTAGCCTTTGTCCGTACTCCAGAAGAAGTTGAATTGCGTCGTATGACGGGCTTAAAAAGCCAGCGTGAGGTGGTTGAGCGTGACTTAACCTATCAGGCTAACAAAGAACTACGTCTCTATAATGAGAAGGGTGGAGAACTTGTTAACATGGCTGTGGTAGCTCAGATGAAAGGCGACATGAAACGATTTGGTGAGTTGAACAAGCTCTACACACGTCTGAAAGGTCAGCCTATTACAACGGATCAAATCTTCAATAAAGCCATGGAAAAAGCCATGACTGACAAAGAAAGCATGATGCTGAAAGCTGCTAATGGAACTAATGCTCGTCAACTTATTGAGGCAGCAAGACTCCGTAACCGTTTGGAGGCTGAATAATGGCTGATACATTAGGGGACCTTTATAAACAAGCAGTTCCTTTGCCCGCTAGAAAATTTGCTGGATATGTATTGGGAGATCGTTCTCCCATTACAGAAAAAGACTTAACAGCGGAAGAACTTGCTGCTCTTAAAACTACTGTAAATAGAGCCAATCAGCGTAATGCCGATGAACAGGACTATTTACGTAGACTGTCTACTATGCCAAGAAAGAACTACGATCCTGCTACAACACCTTATGGTATGGTAACGGGGGATGATGACAAAGAGATTCCTATAACCTATCCACAATGGCAAAAAGATCTCAAAAGTCGTTTAAAAAGCTACGATAGGACTAAGGACAGAACTAGTTTTTCTTACAAAGATTACTACCCCAAAGAGACTAGCGAGTCTGCAGACATCTACGAATCTCCAAAAGAAATTATTGAAAAGATGTATACTGATCCTGCTTATCGTGTAAAAAACACTTTTGGTAGTGCCAAGGCTTATAATGAAAAGGGTAAAACCATCATTAGAGATATGTACGGTTTTTCAGACAAACATGAAGCTTATCCTGTTAAAGCGGATGCTTCTGCTTTGGATATTGTGAAGGAATATTACGATAGTCCAAAAGCATTAGCAGAAGTTATGTACAGTAAGTATGGTAATCCTGCAAGACAACCTGTAGAGATTAATCTAAATCCTGAGCCTCAAGCTCCACAGCCAAAGGTTGATCCAATAGACAGTATGATTAATTCTGGTTCAGATAAACTTAAACAACTGGGTACTTGGGCATCTAAGTATTTCCAGAAATGAAAAAGCCCCCTACGGCCTTGCAGCTATAGGGGGCTATTTTTTTGCCTATTCTTCTTTCATTTTCATAAAGATAAACCTAAAGCACAAAATGTTTAGAGCAATGAGGTTTTCATAATCCTCATCGTCATCTCCAGTAACATGCTCAATGCCTAGTTGAATACCGTTAATCATTTCTACAAGAATTACTCTCATACGCCACAGCTTCCACCGTGACCTGTGAATTCACAGATGTCAACTTCATCAAAGATCATGTCTTTGCTTTTAATGGCATCTTCGTATGGTACGGACGTGAGAGGTTGTCCGCCTCGGCTTCCGTCTGGATAGCAAGTGAAACCTCGCAGTCTTGGGGCATACTTTGCAAGAGTTTCTGTAAAAGACTGTACGCGCTTGTCATTGTTTCCAGCACTTCCCCAGGAGGGTAGATTGATGGTTGACGAGATTGACATGTCAACGTAATCTTGAATGTCTGCTTGGAATTTGATTCGCTGTTCATAGTTCTCGCTTAAGTCAATAGCCGATTCAATCTTGCTTGGATCAACGCCATACTCCGTGATAAGATTCTGAGCCGTTCCGTCAACAACGTACTGATATTTCCATTTGGTTCCTTCAGTAAGGAATCGTCGTTTGTATGCAACTGCAAATAATGGCTCAATTCCAGTAGTCGTGCCTGCAAGGATACCAATTGATCCTGTAGGCGCAATAGCTCTGTATGCAGCGGGATGGTTGAGGTAGAATCTGTCGCAGTGTTCATTGGCTGCTATCTCGCTTTCTTGCTGATAGACCTTTAACCATTTGTGGAGTTCTGGGCTAACAGTATATCCAGCGCTTCGTTTAAGTAGCCATTCGTGGATCCCCATGAGTCCGAGTCCGAGCCTCCGATTTTTCTCGCGAATTCGGTGAACTTTGTCGTAAGGTAAATCCGCTCTAAGAGTTCCGCATACAAGGAACTTAGAGGCAAGGTGTACAATTGACTTGAACTCATCAATACTTTCGATATTGCCAAGATTGATGCTCCCAAGATTACAAACATCACTGTCGTCTTCCGAAGTAACCTCAGTACAAGCATTCCTAAGTGTTTCATTCTGTTTCTTTCCAAAGTTAAAGCTGAAGCCAGGTTCTCCTGTCATCAGTGCCTGTCGGCAGTTTTCTACAAACACGGGATTGTTAGCTAGGCTATAGCTACCAGGGTCTCCGTTCTTCATCATGAATGCACCGTCATCATAATTAACAGAAATGTTAGTCATGTCTAGCGGAGCAAAAGCATTAAAGTCTTTTTCCTTAGCAGCCTTTACGTCTGGGGACCAGTCTTTAACGTGCAAGAATTTATCAACATCTTCATGTCTCCAATTAAGAGAGGCATAAATTGCAGAACGTCTCGAGCCTCCTTGCATAACATTTCGCCCGATTTCGTTGATCGCATACATAAGTGGAATAGGTCCTGATGCAGTGCCACCTGTTCGGCTAAGAGCCTTTCCAGCAGGACGGAGTCTCGAATAGTCAATTCCAATTCCGCCCCCAGTCATTAAACAACTCATTGCACGCCATGTAACTGCACTCCATTCTTCTCTTGTGTCTTCTTCTGCTCGTAGCAGATAGCAATTATTATAGGCTTTGTATGGACGACCTGCATAATAAAGGTAACGTCCGCCAGGCAGGAATTTCATTTCCTTGATATACTCAATGAGCTGTTTCTGTTCTGCATGGGACATAAGAGCTTGTGTTGTGCCCCAACGAGCACCACAAACATCCTCTACAAGACGTTCAGCCAGCTTATCCCACGTGTCCCCTGGGCCTTGAGCATATTTATAGCGAAAGATATTTTCGCCAAAAGAATTACGGAACCGATTTGTTTCTGTCATATTTTCCTTATAAAAACTTTAGGTTTGTTGGAGCCACCTAATAGTTCGTTCTCTCGTTTTAGTGCATCGCGTTCCAAACAACAAAGTTCACAATGGCCTCTTTTCATCCACATACGATGTTTCTGGCAACGGTATGGGTGGGGCTTTGTCTCTTTGCTGATAGGTTCTGATGGTTTTTGTTGCATCTTTTTCCTGAAGTATTCGTTCTAAGAAAGGCTTCTTAGCTTGTTTCTTTTTCATTCCACTGCTTTAGCAAGGTCGTCAAAGCATTCACTAACATCGTCTTCAAAGGCTTCGACAAGATCGGATATGTCACGTCCTATGATGTCTAACAATTCTACAACATCCAAGTTATGCACAATAAGTGTTTTAAGTTCTTCAAGTTTCATTATGTGCATAAGAAGGTGTTTTTTCAATGTAATCTTGCAGCATGTCGACGAGTGCTTTCTCTAAGAGATAGCCCACTTCTTTTGGTGCAAAGGTTACCTGTAGGGTAGCGCTACCGTCTTCATTTTCATTAATGTCATTTATCTGCATTGCGCTTCTCCAATTCTCGGTTAATGTACCACATAGCCTTGCGTAAGTCCTCTACGGCATCTCTCTTTAGATCACAACGCCAGATGTACTTCAAAGCATTCCCTAAGTTAAACCCCATGTGCTCTGTAATCTGAATACATTCAATACCAGAGGGATGCACGGTGTAGTGTAGGGGATGCTCCACAGGATCGGGTTGTGGAATGTTTAGTTCTTTATAATCTTTTATGTCTGTTTCATTTAGCATACTTTTTATTTATGTAATTAAGACTTACGGGCATTAGGTCAAACTCACCATCTTGTACATCATGAAGCATCAAGAACCCACGCCAATGTCTGTTGCCTTGGCTGGACATGTAGTCTTCATCATGTTCATAACAGGAGCCTGCTATCACCGACGTGAGGAGTCCTCCATCTGCTTTGTAACCTGTCGCAATCTGTAATCCCTGTTGATGTCCTTGCACACAAGACATATGCTTCTTGCTAAGGCAGGCAGCAGCAGTTGTGACAGGACGGCCCATAAGGCCAGTAGTAAAGTAATGGGAATAAGCAACACCATCGATGACAGCAACATCAAGGAAGTTATGAACGTCCCAACCATACTCTTCATAATTAAGATCTCCAATAGAAAGAACTCCTTCCAACTTTGGATCATCATTGACAGCGCGGTTAATTCTGTTTTCATGATTGCCTAGAGTCAATACCAACTGTGGTTTGTATTGCTTTTCCTTATTTTTCTTAGCTCGTGCATTAAACTCCCATAACGGAGACAGGAAGCTAACCATAGCGCTCTTACTCGCTTCAATATCTGAGATGTAACGTCTGCCTTCAAAGCTTTTCTTTCCAACATCGTAACTAGATAAACTAGGCATATCTGCAAAGTCTCCAATACATACGATTGTATCAGGCTTCTTTTCTACAGCATACCTACCAATTTTATTGAGGTAACTAAAGTCAACCCCAGGTTTTGCCTGTACGTCAGGCAGTACTAAATGTTTCGCCATTTGCTAAAATGAATCCTACGTTTGCTAATGAATAGGCAAAGAATGACAGAGCCATTCCAACATTACCTTTGAAGAAGTAATCTAAGGATACACCGACGTATATTAAGCCAGTGATACCCAACAAGATGTTGCTCATTGGACATGTTCAGACTTACCCGAAGCAATGTCTGTCTCTGTATATTTAGAAGTAAACGGTATAGCACCCATCTGTAATAAAGTGTTAAGTCCAATCTTTAGAATGAAGTCCAACTCTTCTTGTTCTAATTCACCTTGGAATTTAACTGTGCCATTCTCTGTTTCAATACTTTTATTTATTAGCATATTTCTTTGATATTTCTTTCTCAAGTTTAGTTTTTTCTACGTGGCATACTTTACACAGTACTTGCAAGTTCTTACCTTCACAAAACATTCTGTCGATGTATGTATCCCAAGATACAAATCCTTTCTTGGGGTCAACGACAGGCTTTATGTGATCTACTTGCACATTTTTCTGTGTATACTCTTGCTCACACATTGCACATAGATAATGTTGTGCTAAACGT